CCTACATCTAGCACAAGGATTGACTGAGATGGCTCAAAGATCACGCAAGTATACGATCCGCTACGGCGGCTGGCTAGCTGGCACCTCTCAAGGTGGTAGCTTGCTAGAACCCGCTTTCGTTGGAACGCACTCGTGTGACGATGAGACCCATCCAGGACCTCCCTATAATAGTGGTGGTCCGTTCTTGGTCAGCAAGAAGAAATTCTCGTTGGCCAGGTCTGGACATCACTATGTCTTCTACCATCAGCTCCTCGGCTGGTACGATGGTCACATGGGGGTTCGCCCCTATGAGCCATCGGTCGAGCCCGCGCCCCTTGACCTTTCTGGTTGGGGTGCGTTGGGATGGAACAGAACTTATCCACTACATCCAATTTATCAACTGGGTGTATCTTTAGGCGAGTTAAAAGACCTCCCCGGCATGGCCGTTCAGACCATGAGAGGATGGAACGCAATACGTCACTTCGACACATTCATGTCTCAGGTGACCTCTGTGCGCCAACTTTTAAAACGCTTCAAGTCTTTGCCAAAATCTTCTGGCGATTCGTACTTGTACGGCGCTTTCGGAATAGCTCCTATGTTCCAGGATCTCCTGTTCCTTCTTAGGATGCAGGAGAAACTAGACAAGAAGCTCCGTTGGCTTCGTGCTCATAACGGAAAGTCAGTTCGCAGAAAGATAGAACTGAATAAGGTTAACTACTCGGAGAATATTGCGCGTTCTATTGCGCCGTCTTCTTCTTGTTGGCCAACCCTTGCTCAGGACTGCTATGCTGCGGGGCAGAATGTGGCTGTGGAACAACCGATTCTCAAATCTTACCAGAGACGGATATGGTTTTCCGTAAAATGGAAGATCGCTATTCCGGAGATGTACTTGCAGCGGCGTCCTGATGGGGCTAACCCCCTCATTTCGACGACGTTGCTAGGACTAGAGCCTAACATCAGTATCATATATAAATTGATACCTTGGTCTTGGCTCATCGATTGGTTCGCATCGGTAGGAGCGGTCATTGGAAACATGTCTAACTACGCAAAGTACGGAGTCGTTGCCGAGTATGCTTATGTTATGTGTTCTGAAACACTAACGTATGCATGCCCTGGCCGCGTCTCTTTGCACTCGGGTAGTCAAGTTGGTTTCCAATGGGTTAAACCGGATTGGTCATGGTCTGGCGTAAGCAAGACCGTGTATCAATTCCGGCAAAGGAAGGTCGCGAATCCCTACGGATTTGGGATCACGTACGGATCGCTCAGTGCTTTCCAGTGGTCCATCCTTGCTGCCTTAGGCATCTCTAGGGGTGGAAAATCTTCTGCCCCTAGGACGTAAGATGGAGACTACGAGAGTCTCCCAACAACAAGAAAAGGATCTACCATGTTCGCAGACCCAATCTCTATCTCCGTCGGGCAAACTAATGCCCTAAGCGGAGGGACGGCAAAGTCTATGGCTCGAATTCGATCCGATGGCTATGCTGCGGAGTATTCGACGTCGGACGCCCTGTACCAGGCTAA